TTTTCTCAGAATTCGAGACATAATGATTCGTCTATACTTCGTAAAACATTAAAAATTAAAAATAAACTATGCCGTATGTACTGAAAATACTAGGCTTTATTCAATTTGGCAGTAATATTAATCAATAATTGCTATCATATTATTATCCTTTCTAATATAGTAGTCATTTATCATATAATACCATAGGTATTCTTGATTTTGTTCATTACATTTTGTTATGTCATGTTTTGTTTTATTACATTTCATTACTCATATTAATTCGTAAATAATTCGTATACGAAAAATCATACGAATTAATGAATAATTGCATTTGCTACTGTATTAATCTCCTGTAATTGACTCTGCAATGATACTACATCAACATAGTTATTCATAGTTGTCTTAATATCTCCATGACCAATGATTGTTTGTAATGTCTTTATTGGTAAACCTTGCATATTTGTAGCAAATGTATGTCTGCAAACATGTGGCTCAAATTTACGAATTGGATTATCAGGATTTTTCAAATTATACCTAGATATACAATTTTGAAGATATTCTTCAACATGCGAACGAACAATAGTTTTTCTACTGCGAGTTGCTAAAAATACAAATCCTTCATATGCATTTCCATGCTCATCATAACAAACAGGTTCTATATCACCCTTGAGATAACGATTACTAATAACAGACTGGAAACATTTATATACTCCATCTGTCATTGGTATATACCGTATACCATTTGCACTCTTTGGTTTTGTTACAACATGCGTATGATTTATACACTGTAATTGCTTTTCAACTTTTATAACACGATTTTTCATATCAATATTATCCAAAGTCAGACCACATAGTTCTGAAGCTCGTAATCCTGTCCAAAAGAGAATGTAAAGCATTTCATAACAATGAGCACTATTTTTATCAGTTGCACAAAAATCCAAAAATGAATTCATAACATCGATAGGTATTGATTCTATCACTTTACTGTCACTCGTATCTGTAGTAATTCTCCGAAATGGATTTTTAGCTATGTAATCACAATCGACAGCATATTCAAATGCTCTTTTTATTAAACTTATTTGCGTTTGAATTGAAGAACCTCGATATTTCTTTTTCATATCAGTCAACCATTCTTCACAGTGTTCTGGTTTTATTTTGGATATTTCCATATAACTTAATCTGTATTGTTTTAAACAATTAACTGTTACTGTATATCCAGTTTTCGTATTATGACTTAGTTTCTTCCTATTATATAAATAATCCAAATATTGAGCAACCAACTCATTTAATGTAATTTTTGCCCCATCAATATCTATATTATTGCTTAAAAGAGCTAAAATTTCAGCCTCCTTTTCTCTTAAACTCTTTCCTGACTTTTTTCCTTTTGGTACTTGGTCAGATGGTTCTAATTTATAAGAACTAATCACTCGACTTTTTCCTAAAGAATCTTTATATCTATATTCGTATCGTTTTGATTTTGGATTATAGTATTCATTGTCACGCAATGTTTTTCTTGATGGTTTATTTTTTTCGCTAGCTATTTTATTAGCCATATTCTTAGCCTCCTTTTAAAAAAAAGATGCCTCGAATGCTTATGTAAATCATAGCACATCTAAGACATCTTGTCGATTATATCTGCTCTGCATTATTTAAAAAATTTTCGAATGGTTGCTTTTTTATCTTTATTACTCGACCTATCATAAGATGATATTGACAATTATAGTCTTCTCGAATAATCTCTCTCATTCTATGCTGTCCTATACCGTACAATTTGGACGCTTCAGAAACCGATAGCAAATATTTATCCTGCATTATCATCACCTCCATACCGATATAATAAAGAAACAGTTGGAAGGCTGCGTATGAAAAAAAATAAAAGGAAATGTATTAAACGCGAATAAATGGAAGGCTCAGAATAGTCAAAGCCCTCCATTTTGATTTTTTAGTTTTTAATTACACAGATTTCATTTATTTCAGCTTCTGTAATATCTTTAAGGTCAACAGTTCCATTCCCGTCTTTTCCATTCATAACATCAAATGAACGAGACTCTGTGCTCCCGTCAGTTCCGGTCCATGTGAAAGTCAATCGGTTTCCAATGACTTTCTGATTATCAAGTATTTCTTCTATGTTGCTAAGGACACACGGAGCGCCTTTCAATACACCTAAACCAACTAGTGATTTTTCAGTATTACTATTTGCCAGAAGCACACTTGCAAAGCCTTTCATATGCATATCACCTCCATTTTGATTTTATGATGAGAGATTAGTTGTTATGTTCTTCCAAGTTCTTCTTGTCACCTTTCCTACAATTCCATCTGGTTTCAATCCAAGTCTCCGCTGAGCTTCTTTAATAAGTTCAACATCTTCTTTACCAATTACAGAATCAATTTTGGTCTGGTCTGGTCTTCCGTCTGAGTCAACTAATAGACCGAATCTCCACAAATACCATAATACCCAATTTGCATCATTACCGAGAGTACCAAGTTCGACATTTCCAGATGGCTCTGTAAACGGATTTACATTAATGAGTACTTCTGGAGAGAATGATACAAATGGTGCACTTTCCCACCATAAGGATAAATCTGTATAGCCTTTTACTCCCGGAATAACACACTTGCTGGTATACTGCCAGCCATCAATGTCAATTCCATTTGGAAGACCTGGAGTTGCTGGAGCTGATTTCGAAACCGTATATTCTTTTGTGTTTGGGTATCTCGCTATCCAGAATGGTAAATTTTCAATACCCTTAACATATGGTTTAATATAAGTATTATAAAAATACTGTCCTGTATATACGCCAAAGTATAAATTGTATTTTTCAGCCTGCTCTTTGTAAATCTTAATAATATCTGCCATTCTACTACCAAGATTTTTCATACATACATCTTCAATATCAGCCCAAGCCTGCTTAATTCCTCTGTCAACACACATCTTCATGAAGATAGGAGCTGTCTGCTTAGCCTTTGAAACTGTATTAGCATAAAGATAATTGTATCCACCTATTACCGGAACACCGGCTTTTCTTAATCCATCAACATGAATATCCAATCTTGCGTCTGGTGAATTTTGAGCGTTAATCACTTTTACTATTGCTCCGTCAACACCAGCTCCTTTAACTTTGTTATAATCTGTTACTTCATTCCATTTAGCCAGATCGACTACTTTTTTAGATTCTTCTGAGTTACTCATCGTTATCCCCCTTTACAGCCGCAGCATCTACCCAAGCTTCACAGAAAGCATAAATTGCTGCTGAAATCACACCACATACTACGCCAATAGTAACAATTACTTCATTTCCGCTATGTAGACCGCTAATAGATGTTGCTATAGAAGCTAACATAGCTGCCACACAAATCCAAAACTTTCTTGATGTTAATTTCTCTCGCATACTGATTCCTCCTTTTGTTTTATTTCCTCTTCTTTTAACCGTACGCGTTCTGATTCTCTGTTCTCGAAGAAACTCTTAGCACAATAGATTAGAAATACACCTATTATTTCAGTTACAATTAATCCTCCAAGAGTTTCAGCTATCTGTGGCTTGTCCATAAAAGCCAGTATAAAAGGTAGCTGTAAATCAATTAAAGCCACGGCTATAATACAAGTCATGGCTTTTTTGGTGTATGTTTTCATAAGATCATCTCCATATTCCTATTTTTAAGCATTCCATGAGAGTATTATTTTATTAAGTTGCTATGAAATCACACAAATTTCGTTGATTTCGTCTTCTGTGATATCAACCGGCAATTCAGATTTTGTTGCAAAATTTGAGAAGTCATAAGTTCCAGCTAAGCAATCCCATCCATTAGCTGTGTATACAACATTTGTTCCTGCCGGATAGCTCTTCTGTTCTGAAGCACCTGAATCAAATTCAACAAATCCAGATGTTACAGTAAAAGCGTCTGTAATATTATATACGTCTCCCTCTTCCATATCTGCTGTCGGAAGGCTTGCAAATGGAATCGAGCCTTTTACTTTATAGACTGATGCAATATCTGCTTTAATTCCGTTCATTGCCGTATCAACTTCATCTTTTGTATAAGCATCTGTAATACCATATCCAGATAAAGAGGTTGCCTTATCTGCTTTATTAGCAATTTTTGCTACCTCTGCTACAGCTGCTGCATCATAATCGTTTGTTGAAAGTCCCTTACCTGCTTCTTTTGCAACGAACAAAGATTCAATTTTATTCCAAAGAAGTGTAAGACCTGTTTTACCTAATTTACTCATATCTGCCATATTATCATCCTCCATTTTGATTTCTCATGGAATGCTTAAAAAGAATACATAGTTATCTTCTTGTTTTCATTTCGAGATTTTGCTTTATTCTTGTAACTGCTCTTTCTGCGGAACCATTACCACCCAATTCAGCATACGGAGTATAAAGATAATCTATCAGGTCTTTATACTCATCATCATATATGTATCCGCGTTTTAAGTATTTATCGCATTGCTGAATAATAACATCATGAGCGAGTCCAAGAAGAATTTGTCTTTCAGCTGTTTTCTTTTTATCTCTTGATTGCATGTAAGCCCAAAATCCGGAAGATGCGATTACTGTGCCTATTATTGTGATAATTGTTTGTATCCATGCTTCCAAAATATAATTCCCCCTTTCTAACAATAAAAAAATAAGGGCTAATCTCCGTCAAGAGAAAAGCCCATAATTTTATATAATACAATCGCCGTATCCGTCTTCTTTTAAGATTGTATTAACACCATCTTTAAATTTATCATATATATGCGTATTGACAAAAAACGCTGAGTATTTATTGCGACCATCTTCAATTGAAGATATAGCTGCATTTTCTATTCTTGATACTATAAATTTTACCATACTATTTTACACCTCCTGTGTTATAAGACTTGGAATAACATCTGTCATAAGAGACTCTAATGCATCTGCATTACTTTCTAATTGCTGATAATACTCCCAATCTTTCTTTTCTATTTTCTTTTCCCTATATTTGTACATAGTAACAGTTGATCCATCTTCTTCTGTTTTTGATATTTCTTCGATATCCTTTCGAATATAAACATATTCTTTTGAAGAATTTTTATCCAATTTGTTAGGTCTAACAGTACTTTCAGCTTCTATCCATTCCATTTTTCTTATCCTCCAATCTCTTTTACATTAGTTCTATTTCGTTTTTGTACTGATGAATTTATTACAGCAAGTTTTATGTTTTCATCAGATACAAAATCTCCATATAAATTATTATAAGTTGTCACTGTCTTATCCTTTCATCCGATTTCGAAAATAATTCTACTAACGGATATAATACAAAGTTAATTTTCTCCAAGGGGAGAGGAATATGCAGAACATTAAAATGCGTTTTGGATAAGTTAGGCACGCCCCATAGTTCCAATTAGCATTCGACGTCAGATTGTTCAGATTGAAATAGAACCCGCAGTTAGCGTCATTGTTAGAATTACCACCACGTAAAGCGCGCCGTTCTACAAATCCCTAAATTTTTTACCTATAAGACAGGCACGCCCCAAAGTACCAAGCAGCAAGCGACGCCAGAAAGTCCAGACGGAAAACGAACCCGCAGTAAGCGCCATTGCCAGAATCACCACCACGCAAAGCATAATTTACCTGTCCATTATTTACCCATACATAATCCGGAAAATGTGTTGTAGATGATCCAAGAGTTTCAGCAGGAATCATTGTAAATGGTGTAAACAGCATTTTAGATATAAAACCTTCCTTTGCAGGAGATGCACCAGCTTCAATATATCCTTCACCTGTCAAATTGAAATTATTCGCAATAGAACCATCCTCGGTTCCAAATGTCATTTTTATTTTCTGAACTCCATTATCATTTATATGACCTGCATACCTTCTATGAATGTTTCCCCACCAGTTTTCCATACCAAATACTTTTACGCCATAAGTCTCCGTATTTGATGAAACATCTGACCCCCAGAACATTCCTTTTTTATTCATAGTACCGGTCACAATTTTACCATAATTTGCACTTGCATCATTGACAAACCCATTACAGTTTCCTTTTCCAAATACTGTTTGCACATCAGTAGACTTGCCTAATAATATAAGTAGGAACTCTATCAGTGTATTATCAGATAAAATTTCTGTGAACCAACCTGATCCGTTAGCTTCAGCATATGTTATTTCCTGAGCTGCTGTTGTGCCTCCTGCCGGCATTAATCCACTAATACTTCTAAGTTTACCGTTATTCACAACTCCATTAAACATAGGGGTATAGAAATGATCTTTCAAATTTCCATCTTTATCAATAAACGAATAAGCATGATAATTTTGGTCAGCCTGATAATCAGCAATAAATACGTCAGCACTATGATTATTACTGCCCGGTTCAACTTTATACCATATTTTCTTACCATTCTTACCCCATTCCACCATGGCATTACCATCAAAATCTAAATTAGCAATATCTGAATCAGTTCCATCAGCATATTTTGTATTATCATTTTCGTCTAAATACTTATATACTGTACCATTACTTTTTAACATACAAGGTCTCGGCATAAGCCAATCATCAAGAACACTTTTCCATGAACCATAATTCATTACACCTGTTTCATAGTTCATAGCCATTGGAGTCATACCAACAGCATCTTTTAAATATGTTACTTTTTTGCTTACATCGGATTCACTCTCATCAATATGAAATCCATAAATTCTTCCTTTCCCAGAAATAGCTCCTCCAATAGATAAAAGAGCCTCCTTAATTTCTTGTCCAGTGCTATCCAGCATAATCGGTTTTGTAATCTCCATTAATCAAATCCTCCTTATTTTGTAAATGTAATGTTGACTGCACCATCCACTATTTTGAATGGGAAATTGCTGTCTATTTCTGTTATCTGCTCCTGTAAAGTTCCTTTTGTTCTATCTACATCACCAGTAAGAGAATGTATAAGTTCCATAACTTTGAGCCATACATTGTTAAGTCCATCTTTATTAAGTTTTGTTCCTTCCATATGCAATCAGTCCTTTCCATATTACATTGAATAACTAAGTGGTTAATTCTATATTGGCAGATGTTGACGAAATTCCATTATTAAATATATAGTCAAATGCATCTTGAACATCCTGTTCGCTTTCTTCCGTTGGAGGTGGTGTCATTTGCATCCAGTATTCACCAGGGGTATCATCAAGCGGTGAAATTCCAACAACTGTTTTCTTAGCAATGTATGATATGTAATTAAATGTAACCATATCCAACATATAGTATGTTTCCTTTTCATCATAAACTCCTCTTGGTATAATTAGTACTCTTCCTGCGGCTGCTTTTGCCATTTAACTCACCTCCAATTCAAGATTTCCTGTAGCGGTATTAATTGAAAATGTATATGTTCCAGTATCCTCATAAACTAATTCTCCTGTTTCAAAGTCCACTGAAAATACTACGTTTGCGAGTTTCTTCATAACAACATCCAATAACTCACTAATACTATTTTCTTTTTCTGTAATAGATTCTGCTGTTATACTTAATTTTGTATTAATGTCCATTACATTCTTTTCACTTTTGGCTGTATTTTCTTCTGAACTCTTAGCCGCTTGTCCAGATGCTAATGCATTCATTTCAGAAGTTTTTGCTTTAGTCTCTGAATTCTTCGCATTCGTTTCAGAAGTCTTTGCTTTAGTCTCTGAGTTTTTAGCTGTACTAGCACTATTAGCTGCATTTATTGCTTGTTTGGATGCCTCATTTTTATATGCTAGCGCGTTAGCTTCTGAAGTTTGAGCATTTTTTAACGCACTTGATACATAAGTGTTATAATTCAAAACATCATTATTAATAGCTGATATACTATCATGAATGCTTTGCCTTACATCTTTTCCATATATTGCAGTAAGAATTTGCTTTAAATATGAATCTATATTAGCCACTGTAAATCACCTCCATTTTGATTTGATCATCCACCTAAAGAAGCAATTCTTTGCTCATGTGCTTGTAACGTTGAAAGAATATCTGGAATAATGGTATTATTCAAATTTGCTACATGAACATTAGTAGCATCGATACTTCTTTGCGCTGCATCAGCTGCCGCCTGTGCCTGATTTGCGGCTGACTGTGCTTGACTTGCAGCACTATTAGCTTGATTAGCTGCACTATTAGCTTGATTAGCTGCACTATTAGCTGTATTTGCTGCATCTGCTGCATCTGAAATTGCCTGTTTTGCAAGTCTCATTGCCTCAGAATTATCAACGGCTTGAGAAAATTGTGCGGCAGCATTACCAGTAATACCAAATGCATTTATGTTATTTGCATTTACATTACCATTCATGTCAACCAAAAATGCTCCATTATTGATATTAATGCCATTGCAGTCGATAGTTACGCATATTGCTCCAGCTGCATTCTTTACATAAATAACACCATTTTCATTATCCATACCGCCCATTGTTAGCTGTCCGCCTTTGATTCGGTTTGCGTACATAGTACCAGTTGTTATGTAATCTGCCACTATAGATCCATCGATAGTCATTGCAAGCCCATAAGTTCCATTGTAGCCATTATTTGAATACCCAAGACCTGCTAAATTCCATCTCCAAACTTTTTTTGCTGTTTTGATGTCATTGGTATCCATAATTAAGATTTCGTATGCGCCATTTTCGTCATAATTCAATACGACATAACCATGCGTAGCTGTATGAATCATCTCAGTTGCATTTTCTTTTGCTTCTCGTAAAACTCTTTGTTTTGTGGGCAAATTATTCATTTTTTGAATTACATCAGAATTTGCAGAATTTGTAGATGATGATAAAGACTTACTATCAGAATCTCCAAGTGTATAAGTAGTTTTATCAGGTTGCTCCAAATATAATTCAATTTCTGTTACTGGGAAATATCTATCCATTCCGTGAGGTTTTGAAATGCAATGTATCTCATCAAGTAAATTAATTGGAGTTTCTGATTTGCTGATGTAATGCATGTCCAAAGCATTAAGCTCTATTGTCATCTTATCAAATTGATAATCTTCCAAATATCGCCTTGCTTTTCTTAATAAATTAGTTGGCTCTGTCACATCATTCCAGTCTACAACAACTTCAATCCAGCCAAACTCTCTTACTGCTGAATCATTTGGTACATAAATACTTCCATTATTTACATCTTTTACTGTAAGATAAGCAGTTAAAGCTTCAATTGGTGATTCATCAAGCGATTTTCCTCTTGGCACTACAACTGTAGCCAAATCTGACAAATCCCAGTTTTTTGTGAAATCAAGAAGATTTTTTCCAAATCGCAGTATTTGAGGATTTGTCCTTGGATAATCTTTTAAATAGTCGATATATCTAATACCATTTTCTTTTCTTATTCGAATATGCCCTTTTAACCTTTTTACAAGTTTGTTACTGATACATTCCATTGTAGATTCGTAATTTGTATACCGATAGATAGAGTCTTCTTCGTCAGAATCACTATCTGTAACGGTCACAATTCCTACCTGAAATCGTTTGCTTGCATCAACTTTGGCATTATGAATATTAATAAGATTGACCAAGAATTGTCTCACTGTAATATCATGATATTCAGCAGGAGGCTGTATTGTATCATTTAGATAAGCTAACTCTCCCTCACAAGTAATTGCACGCTGATTCCAGAAATCTTTTTTCTCACTTATTATTCTCCCAGACCAAATCTCAACTCCATCTCGTTTAACAGATATCGTTGTTGATTTTCTCTTGCATAATTCATATCCAGCATTGGTTGGAGGAAGTGTAGCTGTAAATATTCCGGCAGAATTATCAGAGAACTTAAGTTTTGGATTAATAACACGATGAGCTTCGTCAACATACATATCATTATAAATACATGTACTATCTGCAAATACACTATACATGTTCACAACCTCCCTACATTAAATTCTAAAGACACTGTTCCTATTCCTTTGAAATAAACACTGCATTCGTCTCCGGAAAACATATAATCAAGTATCTGGGTTGTTCCGTTTTTAATTGTTGTTATTTTATCCAATCCTATGGATTTATTAACAAAGCGTAACTGGATTCCGCTATCATTCGCCCCTCTTACAATAAACTTAGGCGATACCGGAGCGCTTCCGTATATATCCTTATTAAAAGTAAACACGGACCATTCAGTATTGCTATTGATTTGAAGGTCTCTAAAAAATGCAATCAATATTACATCTGTTTCAAAATTAAAAGTGTCCCAAATCCAATCATCAGTTGTCTTTTCGTTTTTCCACTTATATGGGTTAGCTTTGTAACTTATTGTAATCTTTGACCAGTATGAATCTGATTTCCATTTATCAACAGAAAAACGACCCTCGTAATGATACGAAAGGTCGTCTTCCAATACGGCATTCATTCTTTTTCCGTGTAGATAGTTCATAATCTCAGAATATAATGTCTGCCAGTCCTGAAATCCATTAAGTACATAAAATTCAATTTCGCCTTCTCTGTCTTCATAAAGCGGAAACGATGTTAATGACTCTGATAAATCTATTGAGCTACTTGCGCCTGGTATATCTAAATATTTTGTTTTTGGTTTCGGCGGATTAAACACCGGACGAGAGGAAGGAGCCAAATGCCAATCGTCGTAAGTGTTTTTATCGCCAAATGTTATTGAATGATACATATTAAACGCCCCTTCCATTAAAATTCATCTTCTGCCCTAAAGCTTCATCCATAGGGTCTACAAGTTCTCCTACAAGAGTTCCTGTATCCATTACTACCTGTATGTTTCCTAAGCGTACATTAAGATTTGACAAGTCGGCACGTAACTGTTCAATAGCATTTACAACATCACTATTGTCATTATTGTTTGTATAAGTTACAGTAGCACCCTGACTTGTTGCAAACGACTTTGTTGCACTACTTGCGAGTTTATAAGAACCTCCAAAATCAAGCATAGAATTTGCATCTCTTACTCCATTTTGAATTTCTGATAAGTCCAATATTGGTCTAATCACTGGGTCTTCTATATCGCTTATTGCATAGGCATTGAGTTTTGCAATAACATCAGTCATTGATTCTAATGCAGTTTCTCCGACTGATTCAGAAGCTGTTTGAACAACTCCTGCGTATTCACGGAAACCATTAGCTAATCCAAAATCTGAATACATACCAATGTCTTCAAACATTTTCGACGGGGAATTAATACCGAGCGCTTTACAAGCCGCATCATAGGCTTGTTTAGCCATTTGAGCTGCCTGTGTAACTACTTTATAAGCCATATCATGGATTCCGTCTGCCATACCTTGGTCAACATTTTTACCTACCTTATAGAATACATCGTAATTAACAACATCATTAATTGCATTCTTAAGTTTATAAGCCATTTGTTTACCAGTAGTTCCAACTTTATTTGACATTGAGTTAAGACCATTGATAAGACCTTGAGCGTCATTTACACCGTTTCTGTACTGTACTTTTGAAGGTGAATGAATTTCCTCAGTATCTGTATATCCATCGTTATAAGCATTAGCTGTCTCAACACCAGCATTATAGACTTCTGGTTGCTTTTCAGCTATACTGTCAATAAGCCCCTGAATAGAGTAAGTTCCAGACATCTTCATTTTGTCTATCATTTGCTGTGAAACTGTGTCTGGTAATACTAATGATGTTTCGTAAAGTTCGCCAGCTTTTGAAAGTTCAGTCTCTGACATTTGAAGAAATGCATTAACATACTTACTTCCTTCTGGTCCAAGTTCCCTTAAATAAGCAAGTAGTCCTTCATTAATACCTTTATCGGCTAATTTGTTAATATTAGATGCCCATGATGTAATACCATTTATCTGAGACTGCATATTGGCAAGTAGTTCTTCTTTTGAGATTGTTGACTCATTATCAAACTTCTCAAATATATCCATTTGACTCTCTATTGTTTCTTTCAGTGACTGCTTCATAGTTTCAAGCTCAGAATCAATCTTAGCCAAACCTTTAACAAATTCAACAGCCTGTTCAGTTGAGAACGTAATAGCATTACCAAGTCCTTCTGTATTTTCAGCAGCTTCACCCATATTCTCAGAAACATCTTCAGTAGCGTCTGACACGCCTTCAATAGTTTCCTGTGTATTATCCATTCCTTCTGCAAGATCATTTACAGATTCTGTTGTACTATCCACGGTTTCTTGTGTTGCTTCCATTCCATCTGCTAAGTCACCCACAGATTCTGTTGTGCCATCTATAGCCACCTGAGTTTCTTCCATCTGTTCGGACATTTCTTCAGTTTGCTCGTTTTCATTTTCTATGGATTCTGCCAATTCATCTACAGGTTCTTTTGCGTCCTCAATAGCCTCAGTAGCTTTTTCTGTTTCTTCGGTTGCATATCCAACAAGTTCAATAGTCTTTCCGGTTTCTTCAGCTATTTTAGCTGTAAGAGTTGGTAAAGCTTGCTTAATATACTCGATCGCAGCATCAGCAGATTTAGTAGCCTCTTTATACATAAGATTGTACGTGAATATCTGCTCTTGTGTAGCCTCCTGCATAGCTTCCACATATTTGTATCCGCTTAAACCTTTTTCGGCTAATTCCTGAACGAAAGCCTCATCAAATCCTTTAGCTGTAAGATTTTGTAAATCTCTACTCCATTTTGAAACTCCGTCAAGTTGAGATTGTAAATTAACAATCATATCACTTACAGTGATGTCAACTGTATCGTCAAACTTACTAAAGATATCCATATCAGATTCTATTTGGTCTCTTAATTCAGCAAGAGAGTCGGTAGCCTCCTTCACGCCTTTAGCAGCTCCAGAACCAGATTTTCCCACAGAGTCCAATCCAGATGATAAACCTCCAAATAAGCTTTCAATATCTGAGCCTTCTCCCTCACTCTCGCTTGTATCGCCTCCTAATCCAAATGTGTCCATTAATCCAGAAATACCAGAGCGTTCTAAAAGAGCTTGCATTGGAGCACTTAAATCAATAGTTGATAATGTAGCTCCAAACTTATCTTCTATAAATCCGCCAACAGCATCAATCTGTGAAGATAGACCTGGCATAGACTCTTTCATCCCTTCAAGAATTCCTTGAATAGATGTCAAGCCATTCTTTTCACCAGCTTCCTTAATTACATCGGCACCATCTTTCATTCCTTCAGCTTGTGCTTCAGTAACTGCTTCACCAGCCTTTTCGTATTTCTTTTCATCTTTTTCTATAGTATTTACATATTTATCAGTTGCTTTACTTGCTACTTTTGGTACCTCTTTGTCTACTACCTTTTCTTCAGCATTTATATAAGTATTAGCTGTATCCTTACCAGATTGAGCAATATCTTTTTGTCCTTTAGCATTTCCTTTTACCCAACCTGCCACAGCATCCAAAGCAGCACTAACTAACGCTAATGCTGGCGAATGTGAGTCAAGTCCATTTTTTGACCTAACGCCATTTATGAAATTACTTGCAAGACTTACACCAGTATTCCATATACCTTTTGCATTCTGTGCAACGCCCTCTGCAAATCCAGCAACAGCGTCTGCGCCTGCCTGCCATAAATCACCAATACTTCCCAAGACACCGTCAATTAAATCAGATACTAAATTTGCTCCAGCCTGAAATAAATTAGCTAACGACGAAGCATTTTCAATTGTAGTATTCAAAGATGATATTGCGGCTGAAAGTAATCCCATTGCAGCTGCTAAAGAAGTTATTCCTACTGATGCCGGTGCTAATAACAAACCTGCAACTCCTAATGCTGAACATGCTAAAGCAATAAGAGTTAATCTCCCAGCTGTACCCGATAAGTCTAATGCTTCCAATGCTGCTAATGGTGAGGGTAACGTTGATAACGCTGCTCCGAATGACTCAACAGCTGTAGCTCCAAGTCCTAATACTACTGATAATACTCCAACAGCTACCCCAAATCCTGCAAGAATAACAGCACCAGCTGCCATTACAGGGAACAATGAACCAAGTATTCCAGCGCATGCGCCCAAAGCAACAATAGCTATTGTTAGAGATCCTATGCCTTGTACTAAAGACATAAAATCTAACTGTGAAACTCTTTCCAGTTGAGGTGTTAGTACCATAAGAGCTACACCAAATGCTGCTATAGAAACACTACCCAGTAGCATAACTCCTGCAAATGAACCAAGAATAGCTGAGCATGCTCCTAAAGCAACGATAGCTACAGTTAGAGCACCTATTCCATTAAGTGCGCTCATAAAGTCTACTTCTGCTAATTGCTGTAGTGGTGGAACGATTATTCTTAATGCTGCTCCAAATGCTATTAATGCAGCAGCTCCTAAAGCCATTTGAGGGACTAAAGAGCCTAATATGTAAGAACATGCACCTAAAGCAACGATTGCTACTGCCAAAGCTCCTATTCCACCTATAGCGTCAACAAAGTCTATTTCTGATAATTGCTGAAGCGGAGGTATTAATAAATATAATCCTGCAACAAATGCTGCTAATATTGCTATTCCAGGAAGTATTTGTCCCATAGCGTTGCCAAATATATAAGCTACAGCACCAAGAGACCCAAGAACAGCAACAAGTCCGACTAATCCTTCAAGTATTGAATCTAATCCAATTCCTGCTAATTGTTCTAAAGCCGGTGCTAATATTCTAGCTGCTGCTCCGACAGCAATCATTGCTCCTGCTCCAACTATCATTCCAGTTATATTATTTTGAATAACACCTGCAAATAACGACAATACACCAGTAGCAATAGACATACCAACTGCCATTTCTGCGACTGCTGCACCTGCTCCCATTAATATATCCCATGGAATATCAGCCATCTTTTGAAATGCTGGTGCTAAGAGATTTGCTGCTATAGACATAGAAGCTGCTATACCGATAAAGCCTATTACAGACCGTGCCATAGTCTCAAATGAACCAAAATTTGCTTTACTTAAAACTATTGTAGCTGCTGCAAACGCATTAGCCATGATGCCTAAAGATATAGCCGAAGACACAAGGCTTCCAAACGGAACACTCATAAATTCCTGAGCAAATTTTCCTAAAGAAATTCCTACACCAACCATAGTTGCCGCTATACCAGCAAATGCTGCTATATTTTGACCCATTCTGCTGAAACTTGAAAAGTCAGCTTTGCTAAGCACTATTGTAGCTGCTGCAAATGCATTAGCCATGATACCTAGTGAAACTGCACCTGATATAAGTCCTTCAAACGGAATATTCATAAACTCTTGAGCAAATTTTCCAAGAGCAACTCCTACTCCAACCATAGTGCCAGCAATACCTAAAAATGATAACAGATTCTGTGCTAAGCTCTTGAAATTATCAAATTTTGCTTTACTTAGTATTACGGAAGCTATCGCAAAAGCGTTAGCCATAATTCCTAGTGAAACTGAGCCAGCAATCAATGAAGACCAATCAATCCCGTAAAATTCTTTTGCAAATTTTCCTAAAGCAATTCCAACGCCTGTTATTGTAGCTGCTATTCCAACAAATGCTATTAGACTAGAGCCCAATTCATCAAAACTTTTTATTTTGGATAATGTTTTAGCAGCTGTTGATAATCCAATTGCTAAAAGTGTTAACGAAGCTGTAGCTTTCAATCCATTATCCCAATCAAAGTCACCCATTAGTTTCAGTCCATACATTACGACCATTAAACTTGAAGTGATTCCAATAAGTGCAATAACACCAGATAAAGCTTCCTTGAAATCTATATTGTTTAAACTCTTTATAAATAATCCAACTGAAACAAAAGCCGCTGCTAAACAAATAGCAGATTGCATTAGCTCATTTCCGTCAATGAGCGTAAACAATGCTAGTGCCGCAACTAAAGTTCCAATAATCGATGCTAGTGCTATGATCGGTCCTGCTTTCTTTGCAAAAGCTGTCATGGCAACTAATACACCAAAAGTACTAAGAAGAATTTCGACAGCAATTAAATTTGTTCTCATCTTTTCAGGATCTAAGTATTCCATAAGTTTCATAACACCTACAAGAATACCTACAGCTACTGAAAGCTTAATCATAGCTGTTCCTATTTTTGACGCAGACTTACCTAATTGAACAATGGCTTTCATTCCCTTTGATAAACCATTTATTGTCTGGAATAATCCACCACTTCCATTAAGTTCTTTATTATCAAAACTAAACCCTCCACTGAACAAGCCTAATACTGCTGTAAGTCCCATGAAGCTGTTAAATATCTGCTTTATAGCGTTAATTCCATTATCAATTGTTTCTGGTTTTATACCCTCAAGCATTTTCAGCGAAGCTATAACAATTGCAGCTGCTACAGCAACTCGTATAATGCCTTTTGATAATAAGTTCATTCCAGATAATATGAAATATAATGCACCGCCAAAGGCTAATAAACCAGCTGATACAGTAATGATACTTGCTGCATATTTCTTTAAATCAGAAATCGAACTGTCCAATATAAAATCTTTTGTCTTTACAACTGCATTCTTTACATTATCAAATACTTTAGACAATCCGCTTATATCAATAGAACCTTGAATTTTATTAAAAGCCCCGATTAAAATATCAATAGCAGACGCAAGTAGCACTACACCAGCCGCTGACGACAATTTCATTCTTCCGGCAATCATTACAAATCCACCTATTAATCCCATTAAAGCTATTAATTCTTTGATAATACCTTCACTAGCAGTCATTTTAAGCTCATTCAACTTACCCATTGCAGTTACAAGCTTATCTACAGAAAATGCGAATGCTACTAAGAATAAAGAACCGCCTGACATTTTTGGTGCGAGTTTGCTTAGGGCTATTGCTATTGCAGAGAAACCAGCAAGAGCAGCGGCTAAAATCTCCAGTTTTTTCCAAATATCTTTCGCTATTTCAATACTGTTCAGTGTCTTAAGAGCATTTGTTATCACCATAATAGAAGTTGCCAATGCTACTAAAGAACCCGTAACTTGCATTGTGTCACCGAAATTCGTGAACTTACCAAGAATAAACGTAATTCCTGTAAGTTCTGCTCCTAACACACCTAAAGCAACTGCTGCGCCCAGTAACTTATTAGAATCTACCAAGGTTAATGCAACAAGTGATGCCGCCAAGACTCCAAATGCTGTGGCAATCTTAAGTATGCCTGTTGCTTTCTTATCAAAAGAAAGTGTCTTAAATATTTTTCCAATTCCTTTAGTTACTCTGGTAACAGATTCAAACAGCTCTGTAATTGCTTCACCAACTTTTGTAAATCTCGTAATCAATGCAACTAAAGAAATACCAAAAGCAACTAAAAGAATCTTCGATGGAGTTATTCTCTCATTCAGTTCTTTGAGCTTTCCTAAAACTGCTCCTAATTGCTCTTTAAAGCTATTTAATAAAGAGTTACCTTTATTAAATGAACTGAAAAATTCATTTACAGACCCTTTTGCAGATTCATATTTTTTTATTATTGAATCTAAAATATTATCAAGTGATACATAATTGTTGAGAAATGACAAGTCAATATCCGGAAGAGTAAAATCAAGATTGGCTATTGACTCAAATCCTTCAACTATTAAGTCTAAGAACTCACCAATTCCGCTATCAATGAAATCGGATACCTCTTTATTAATAGATTTGAAGAATGAGGTATTTGAAATAGCATTACCAAGATTTATAACACCACTAATCAGACTTATTACTCCATTTTGAATATTTCCCAATAACTTATCCCAAGCAGCAAGTATTCTAGCATAACGGTCATCTCCGAATATTTTCTTAAGAATACTCTCAAAGCTATTCATATCTTTGAATAATGCTAAAAACGCCTGACTTAAATACCATAAAACAGCAGCAAATACTTTGACTACACTCCATCCCATTTTAAGCCCATTTGTAACTGCCTTTAAAGGAGTAAGTAACAGTGTAAGAATATTCTTAAGACCATCTGCTGCATCTTTTGAAATCCATACTTTTCCAGTGAAGTCTTTCAACTTATTAGAAAGATCCGCAAGTGTCTTTCCTGTAGTTGCAGGAAATACATCTCTGAAAGCGTCTTTAAATGGTTTGATAATCAACAGAAGATTTGCAAATGTATTGTACAAACTCTGAATAATTGCCTGTCTTCCACCGAGTTCTTTCCAATCTGCCAAAACAGAATTTCGAGCATCTGCTGATTTGCTAGCAAAGAAATCAAATACCTGTCCAATACCTGTAAATAATTGCTTTGCCTCATCGAAGTTACCAATGATATTTTCCCAAGTAACAGCCCAACCAGATTGAACTGATTCTTTCATTACGTCAAACAACTGTGTAGCTGTTTTAATTTCAGTAGCTGCGGCAAAGGCTTTCTTTCCAAGTTCTGTTGTTTCATCGGTATATTTAGTTAATGTTCTTAATAATACATCATTTGTTAACCATCCGTTTTTCAAAGTTTCTCTGAAATTCTCAGCTGTAACTTTCGATTTATCATTAAGAGTACCAACTTCTTTAGCTGTATCAATTAATGTCTGTTTGAATTCTAACGTTGCCATATTAGCATTTTCTATAGATTTCCAGTCAATTAATTGCATATATCCGGTTCCCAAAGCCTGCGATATATTATACATTGCTCTGGATGCTTCTAATGCACTAGCACCAGAAACCGCTGCTAAATTTGATACACCCTGAATTGCTTTTGTTGCAACATCAAGTTTAACACCAGCATTTGTAAACTTACCAATGTTTGATGTCATATCTTGAAATGAGTAAATAGTCCTGTCGGCATATCTATTCAATTCTTCAAGTTTATCCATTACGACATCAAGACTTTCACCAGTTCCGTTCATAATAGTCTGAACAGAACCCATTTTAAGCTCATATTCATTCAATCCTGTTGTTATTGGATCTATCGTGATTGCTTTCACAAAGTTCTTACCAGCATTCATAGCACTATTCACTACATTTGTAATAGCAGCAAACTTTGCAATCATACCTGAAGAAATATTTGTGATTTTCTCCATGCCTGATGATATCTCAGTTAGACCTTTTGTGCCTTCTTTGTTTTTTAATGACTTATTAAAGCTTTCCAAGGAGGACATGCTAGTCTTGATACCCTGCTCAAACTGAGCATTATCAAATTTCATTTGAACAATACGTTCTTCAACATTGTTAGCCATTAGTTACCTCCTTCCAAGCGTCATTTGCAATTTTGTCAAAAATAGGCTGTATAGCTGGATTAATATAATCTCTTCCAACTACATAGCCTCCGTTTCTTGTTCCATGTCCGTATTGCAGGAGAATTGCGATATTCTCTCCATCTACAACATTTGTATTAGAAAAAATAATAGACGCTGATCCTGCTTGTCTCACAATCTCATACGTCCATGATTCTGCTGTTTTTCCTGTATCTATTGGTGTAGCCGATGCCAAAGCTGCTACACCCTCTTTTCCGTATTTGTCTAAATTTCCTAAATGAACTACTTCTCTAGCTTTTTCCATAAAGCTAAATGTTTTCTTAAAATCCCCTTTTGAAGAAAAAGTAATCATTCGTTCACCTCGCTTATCCAGCACTATGATTTGCTGCTCTACGAGCTCTGTTCAATTCTCTGTTTCTTTGTATGATTTCTGAACGACTCATCTTTTTCTTATTAGGATTATTCTTAATCGAACAAACTTTTATAAGAGTAAGTAATCTGTTCAGATGCCATTTTTGAAATTCTACTGGGATTCCTAATGTAATCATCTGCCAATAGATTATTTCATTTGTGAGTATTTCATTTCCTCCAGAAGTTTTTCTATCAGAAAATGTTGTAGCCGTCATAGGGTCTGCAATATACTCATTAATTTCTTTTGCTGGAGCATCTGGCATATACTGAAATACCTGTGGATCAACATTTTGTGTCATGCACATACATCTAATGTAGTCCGCCATTTCTTCAGGTGTTTTATCCTTTGTTGATAAAAAAGGCTTATGCCATTTCTGCTCCCATTTTGAAATTGAGACAAGAGAATGCTCTATCTGAATGTCCTGTTCTTTTAAAGTGATGATTTCATTAGTACTGGAGTTAAATAGTCTTGTCTCCGGAATATGAATTTTCTTCATTCTCTCGCCTCCGTTTTATGTTAATTACCAGATTTCATTGCATCGGCAGCTACTGCTTTAGCATCTGCAATTGGAGTAATATTACCTTCTATTGCTGCTGTCTCTGCTGATGCTTTTGACATATCAGCTGGAATTACGCCATTTACAAAAGCCGCTGCTGCGTCCGGATTAGTTGCAAGTTCCATAAACAATTCTGAATAAGCTTCTGTTTGGGAAAAAGCTTCAGATAATTCTTCATTTTTAATGAATCTCTTTCCGTCATCTGAAATAATGCCGTAAGATTTGAGAAGGAGCTGCTTAAAGATTTTAACAATCTGAGGCATGTCTTCTGTTTCAACAATCTTCTTAAGCATGTCATGCATTCCGCCGATTGTAGAAAGCTCCATCTCTGCTAATTCAGCTTTGTTAAGATTGAAGCAATATTCTTCTGTTCTTTTTAAACCACGATAATCTGTGTAAGTAATTTTCTTAGTAAACATATTGTTATCTCCCTTCAATAAAAAAACCCCTAACGCATTTAAGCGAAAGGGGTCTTATATTTTATACTGTATTTCTTACGCTGCTTTAAGAATGCTGATAATCTCTTCAGGAAGAGGTAATCTTGGCGCTACAGCTTCGGTTCCGTCTGCTGCATCTTTACCATAAAGAATGTCCTCAATAGCCTTAAGCTTATCTGCTGATGTCTTTGTAGAATCAATAACAAATGTAGCTGTAGGCTTATATCCCGGAACATTGACAGGTGTAGTTGTAATTTCCCAGCTCATTGCAGATGCTTCAGGACTCTCATTAATAGTGCTGTGTGCTCTCTCTGATGGAGAAGCTTTTGCACCATAGATAAGATGAATCTTATATCCATAATTTGTGTCTTTGGTATCGTTACCAATTAAAGAACGATATGCAAGACCAAATCCCTGTCTATCCTGCTGTCCAATTGTTGCTCCAGGAGCTACTTCTGCTGAACCATCGCATGCTTCCCATTCATCAGGGTACATATAAGCTTCAACAGTTGCTCCAAATTCTTCTGCGGAGAAGAGGTTTAAATATTTCTGGTTATCAGCGTAAACAGCTGTTGGTTCTGCACCAGATGGGCTTTCTGTAACAGATGACAAACCGTTCCATGCAACTCCTAATGGATATGTACCATTCTCAGATACTGGGTAAAGTACACCACGGTCAACACCAGTTTCATATTTCTTTTCACCAGTCTGGTCCCATTTAATTCTTCCTTCACTCATGTGGTATTTCCTCCTTAATTCTAGTAATATAGTGTTAATGTATCGTGATAGAGATTATCCGCTTTGTATGTTCTACCAGGAGAACATAACTTGAAATGCTCAAGAATACGTTTGGATATAGTCTCATCAGGATCTTTGTAAATAACTGTTATTTCATACTTTTGTTGTATTACATAATTGTGGTTATCTGCCTGTTTTGTCGCAAATCCAGCTCTGGAATACAAGATGCATGGATAAGTCAACCTTGTAGAACCGGAAGCCTGGAATATCACATTATCTGTGCCTAAGATTTCTATTAACTCATTTTCAAGTTGTAGCCGTTTCTCCATTCCAAGCACCTCCAATTCTCAAAATTAAACGAGGCATCTGGATATCAACTGAGTTGATTTTCCAAAACGCCCCGCAAAATTCAACATATTTCATACACTGGAGATTTTCGATTGCAAATGCATTAGCGACTACACTAATAGAATTCGAAATATTTAATTCGTCATTAATAGACTCGCCAGATTCCCAGCGTTTTGTATTGCTAATGACATCACCGAAATACGGATGTTCCACCATTTTATCGGTATATGTATTACCTTTCCCGGGAACTTTTTCACTTATAGCAAAGCCTATCTTGCCACTCCATTTAGCCATCGATATTACCTCCATTTTGATTTTTGGTAGTTAGATACGCCTAACTCTATGATAAAAAATTAGACTGTAGCATCTTCAGAAGTATCGTCTTCTGTAGCAGCCTCAACAGGAAGCTCCAGTGCAATTGCAGATTTAATTCTTGTTAACGCACCTGATACTCTTGTCTCAATCAAATATTTCTCCTGATTGAAGTCAATATCGAACTGATTGAATCTTGTGATTTCGCCGCCCTTTGTGCAGCCAACCTGATAATCTGCAAGATTTACAAATATTCCAAGAAGCTCCTTTGTCTTACCATCTTTTGTTGTTCTCTGAAGACCTGCAAACTGCTCTGCTGTCTCGATTCTTGAAACATTTAATGCTGCTGTTAAATCAGCAATTGTCTCATATACTCTGCGACCATTTCTGTCTCTTGCAAGAAGCATTACATTTACAAGATGAGGTGTGCAGTAGAATACTACATTACCAGAACCCTTATACTGTTCTCTCGCATATAAAGCTGCTTCGATAATTGCTTCTGCATAAATGTAGTTATCACCAAAATACAGATTTGTATTTGTTCCCTGAAGAATCTTCTTCTGCCCCTCAATATCAACATCAACATGAATTGTGTAGAGTTCATCATCTTTCCAGATAGGACGAATCTTATCTTCCTTAATCTTATCAGGGGCAATCTCTTCTCTCTGGTCACCAACCATGATAGCCATAGCAAGTGTCTCATTGAGTGCCATCTTCATGAGCTGATAGTTGTACTCAACTACATCGAAATCTGTGATATCGAGAATATCATCTCTTTCCATCTTATCCTTAACATAAACTGTCTGTGGGTCAGTTGTTCTCTGAATAAGAGTAATGTTATCCATGAGCTTCTTCTGATCGCCTTTCTTATATCCCTTTGCTTTAAGTTCAGCAACTTTAGCATCTGCCTGGCGAGTTCTAATTCTTGAGATAGGACTCTTATGAGTTCCGGCAATAACACCTATAACCCATGTCTGATCTCTTGTGATTAATTCTGGAGCACCAGGTCTGACATCTTTGTACTCTGGGAATAAGGATTCAATGTCATCAATGCCATGTGCTAATTCATCCTCATTCTGTTCTGAATAAATTTTAATTGCGCGCTTCAAGCTGCCTACACTTGTGGTTTTTGCCAGATCTATAATTTCAGCCTGAGCTGCATGTGATAAAACTGTTTCCTGTGCCTGAATACCACCCTCAAATACGTTATGCTTCATTTCTGTTCCTCCTTCTTCCTCTTCATCGCCTTGTCCATCAAGAGCCTGACCAACAAGTGCACATAAAACTGTTTTCTGTTCATCATTCATTGAATGTATAATCCTCTGAATTTCATTTTCAGTTACTTCTTTCTTGTTTGTACCTTCTTCCGAATGTTGAAGTTCTTCAGAACCATTTTCGTTTGTTACTGGTTCTTCGCTACTTGCTTCCGGTTCAGATGTTCCGTTTTCTTCTTTTGTTGCCACTGTTGAATCCTCCTGTTGCTCTGACTCTTCAGTCTTTTCATCTGAATGGTATAATTCCAAAGGTTGATCGCACCAAATGTATGCCTGCTCGGTCTCATCATCACTATGAACCATAATATCATCGATTAGAGCACCAGGATTTGCTCCTGCAAGTACAAGGCTCACCTCACGAATATTTCCATGAGAAACGTTTCCCATTCTATCCTGCTTCAAGTCATTAGCCCATATAGATAGTGACTCAATATCTTTGTTCTTAACCATCTCTTTGCCATCCTGTCCATTGACGGTTTTATTAAATTTACAAAAAGCTCTGACACCTTCAGGAACAACCTTAAGAATTGCGTGTCCAAGAACATGACGAATATCGCCATGCTGATGATTCCATACCATAGGAACTTTCTTTCCGTCACATTCATCAAAAGCACCTTTGCGAATTGTTCTTCCGTCTGCACATAAAATGTCATTCTTAGTGGCAAGACCAGTAAAATCAAATTCTTCTTCCATTTTGATTTTTTCCTCCTCCCTATAATTATTCTTCCTTAACAATTTCTTCTTGCTCAGGTTGATTCTTGTTTTCTATGTCTGTTTTAGCTTCTGACAAATTTCGATTACGCAATTCATCTGAAGCAGGGTCCTTAGAAGGTTTCAATCCAATAACTTGGCGAACCTCATTTGGAGACATGATTTCATTACGGGTAAACTTATCCGCAATTTCAGCAACCTGAGAAACTGGAACCAACTTGAATGGATCTCTATAAAAGAAAATAGACTGTCCTTGTGTTCGGGCAGTCTTCGTTAAGAACTTTCTCTTCATCTCATCGACTATAGCTGAGATTATTGGCTCAATTGTTCTATTGTAGTAATTAAGCATAGTAGCTTCGTCGGCAGTGCCGTCCATTATTGACTGTGTAATGCCTAATTGTGAGTACATCATATTGACAAGATATTCTATTTGTGACATCAAATTGTTATCAACAGCACGATTAAGTTGGGTAATTCGTTCGGTACCGTCAGTATATGCGATGCCATACTTTCCATTTGATAACTGGTCTTCAATTTCTTTTCGCCTTCGATTTGCGTCGGCTCTTCGTGATTCAGAACGTATTACGTATGGTAACTGAATAATTAAATCCAGCTTTCCAGAACCACTCTGGTCATCAATAGCGTCTAATAAGTTTAGTTTTCTTATCAAACGTTGCACAGTAGAATTGGATTCGTTCATAATTGAATAAAACGGATTTTCAATAATTGATACTGCTTTCTTTGGTAACACTATTTCATCTTTTCTTCCGGTCTTGTCATTGTACACCGAAAGTCTTACATGCTGTGGCATCCAATCAATGATTTTTCCAGTTCGAATTGATTCTATATCAAAAGAACCTGGTAAACTATTATCTCCATCAGGAGCGTCATCGGTATCTATTGGAACTGCTGCCACGCAGCCTTCATCAAACATTGACTGTACAAGGTCTTGTATAAACGCTCGTCCAGTCTGATCTGCATTTGCCGATAAGGTGAGGCATTCGTTCAATCCAGAATTTCTTACCTCAGAGAATCTTCCTTCTTTGTCAGTTTGAATATGTTGAATTGTAATGGATGCAACATCTATAGCCATTCGATTGTAAACAGCTGTAACGATGGATCTCTCGTTTCCCCTAGAGAAACGCATTCTATCCGGTCGATAAGAAGATGTCGATGCATAAAATCTGTTTGGTGTCGGATCGCGTCCATTGAACGCATTCCAGGCATGTGCTAATCTGTCTGTGAAATTCATTAATCAAAAGCCTCCTTATGCACTTTATATGAAACGTAAGCATCCATTAAGGCTGCAACGTTATCAATCTTTTCTTCTCGTCTTTTCTTATAAAGCTTTCTGTTTCCATTTGTATCCTCAAGAGTAATACAATTTCCCATTGTAAAACTCATCAGTTGTTCATCGAACAAAAGCATATTTTGTCCGGCTAAGATTTTTAATTCTCCTAGTGGAACTGATTCTGTTCTTACACCCTGAGGAACTTTCTCGATACCAAAAGGACCATTTTCAAGAGTCCAACGTTCTACGAATTCTTTAGCATTGTAAGGGTCGTATCCAAAACAACGTACATCATATTTCATGTTGATTATGTGTTTATCCAAATCATCATAAACTTGGTCCATGTCAAGGATTGTTCCATCTATGACAACCAAACTTCCTTCTTTCATAAACTCTTCATACTTTAGACGTAAAGCCATGGGAAGTTTCATAAGAGTAAGTTCCGTTATATAGCTTCGAACTTTAACTCCAAATTTTCCATTACGCAAAGGAAATAAAAACGTGAAAGCACAAAAGTCATCTCCTTGTGACATATCAGCCCCGAGTGCACATTCTTGTTCATAGAAATACTGTTTTCGCTCGCATGGAAGTGTTTCTTCGTATGTAAAGAAGTATGTATATCCTTCCATTGGCAGTCCAAATCTTTTAGCCAGAATATCATTTCTTGTAGCAGGAGCTTTTTCAGCTCTTTCCACGTCTAACTGATAAACTTCATATTTTACTGTTTTACCAAGATTTGGATTAGCCTTTAGCCACATCTCAGGTCTATTAACTTCTTCTACAGAGTCTAATTTATACCACCATATGGAGACATGCGGATTGTAATATTCGCCTTTCAGTATGTCCATTAACTCCATTTTGATTGTGTCACCAGGACCATTACGAACAGTACCTTCTGAACTCGTAGCTATGATAAGATAGTCGTCAACTTTCGATGCTCCTTGCTCTACAGCTCCAACAACATCCTCTCTTATGTCACCAGAAAGCCATTCATCAATTGTCGCGACCTTAACTCTAAGTCCCTGAAGCTTGTCTATAGTCATTGGACGAACCTCAATTAACGAGTTTGTCAAGAAGTTTTCAATGCCCTTTTTTGTGGCTGCAAGCTTAACTCTTTTAGCCTTAGATCCAGTTGTATTCTGTAATGAGCCATCTGTAAGGAACTTAAAAAGAGGTCCTCTCGCCCTAGTAATCGCTGTACGTATAGGGGAAAGAACCTCGTCTGCCTGTTTCATAGTTGGTGCAGTTGTAATTTGTTGAGTGGTGGTAACATCAACATTATGGAAATAAGATTGTATACACGAATCATAGATGGATTTGGCTGCGCCTCGTCCAACTATTAAATACTGCTTATTTCGTAGTCTTTTCTTAATTTCTTTTGTAACATAATGCCCGCCATGACCGTCTTTGTTTGGCTCATATACTGATATTGGTGAATAATAATACCACCCAAGTATATCTTCAGCCCATAGCTTAAAAGTATCAAGCAAATGTAAATCAGAGCCGTCTGTAAGGGTAAGTTCTGCTTCACAATACTTTATAAACCCTTCTACTGCATTTTCATCGTAGTAATATCTCGGGTCATCGATAAGATCATCGATAAGATTCATCTGCATAGATACTTCTCTACAGACTGGAATCTCACCTCGAAGTACGGCATCTCGAAACATGCCATAGTATTTTGGTGTGGCTGTATTCGATAATGCCATAGTTACATCTCCTTATTTTTTATTCTTACTTACCTTTACCTTTGCAGCCGCCTTTACCTTTATTACTTCCGCTTTTACTTCCTTTTCCTTTACCTTTACACGCCATAATTATTACCTCCTTATTCTTTCCATTTCTTAACTATAGTTACGTCATTACCTGATTTATCTTTCGTTTTGGTTGTTGTAGTATATTCCGTCTCTCGCTTATTAGAGTTCTTCTTATCTTTATCTCCAATAATTTTCATATCAGAGCCATATAACGAGTTCATGACTTTTGCAACATTGTTGTATGTCCTTGAACCATTTTCAATAATGTTAGCCACTTTGCCTAAGGTATCTCCAGCTACTCCGATTTTATCAACAAAATCTCTACCCTTCTGAGTGTATGTAGAGTTTTTTAGTTTCTTAATATCATTCTCAAGAATAAATCGGTTCTTTAATTGTTCTAACTCCTGGTCAGAAAACAAATCGGCATGCTTATAGACTTTTGCTATAGAGCGTGACTTCAAAACTTTTGCTTTGAGTTTTTCATTCTGAGCAGCTTTTTGTTCTTCGTTTTTCTTCTTTTTTGCTGCATTATCAGCCTCTTTAATTTGAGCTTTCTTCGCTATTTTTGCCTTGTATTTTGCAACAGAAGCACCTCTACTTCCAGAAGATTTCATTGCTTTCTTTTCTGCTGAACTATGTGCAGAAGGTTTTAATGGATAAGGTGGTCCATTACGTTGTCCCCATTTCTGTCCAAGGATGCCGCTATGTATTATCTGATTGTTGTCCATCCGTAGCACCTCCTGTATTTTGATTTTCCGTTTCATGCTTAAAATTAAGTCGCCATTCCAATTCAGAAGCTTGCTTCTCCATGGCTGCTATGACAAAACTGCTTGTAGGAGGATCGAACATCAATCTTACTTTTAAGTATATGTAAGTTTTAACAGCTTCGTAATTCTTTGAATCACCTAAGAAGTCAGACCATAAAGCAGTTTCATCTGTGATAGAGAATCCTTCATTGCCTATACCAATTTGATTTAACGAAAACAAAACGGTATTAATATCGGCTATGATATCATCGTCAAACGCACTATAATCTGGCGCGATACCAAGTTTCTTTTTTATGAGGAGTAAGATACTATCCTGAATTTCAATTTTGGATTCTTCTGGATTCTCTTCACTTGGAGTATTTTCATCCTCCGGATTTTCCTCAACTGGTGTATCTATGATGTCATCTTCGTCCATGTACCTTCCTCCTTTCTACATTTTCCATGGACATGTATCGTTAGGTTTACGCACAACAATGGTTTGTCCAATTAAAAAAGACTCATCACCATAATGTATGGCATTGTGAGTCTTATGTCTTACTGTTATTAAATTTTCCAAATCGAATAATTTAGGAGAGCGATTACGAATATCATCAACCGTAATTGGATTGATATGATGTACAATAATAATCTTATCCCTAATTTCATAACCGGGAAAAGCTAAGTCGCATCCGTTATCTCGAACAATAGCTTTGTCTCTTACTTCCAACCACTCTCGACATTGCTTATAAAATATCTGATTTAGGTAGCGTTCGAATCCGAATGTGGCTTCTCCGACCTTTCCACCAATTTTCAAATATCTAAACCTATCTTCGAATGTTGGGATTGTTATTAATTCTGAATAAGATTTTATCATACATAATATTCTCCTAATACCATCTCTTTTTAAATGCTGACCATTTTTCATATGTGTCAGTATCCATACAATATGCAATTGTTCCGGTTGGAATATATGGCTCTGCCATTTCTTTAAATTTAACCAGCATATCAGATGTTCCATACCATGTCTGTGGAGCTGTACTGGTTTCTTCAGGAGTAGCAAATCCTGTTTCCTCTTCTATTTTCTTTCTGAGTTCATTAAACTCGTCAATCAGTATTTGTTTTCCCATAAATATCAATCCTCGTATTCATCATTGTAGTCGTCATCAAATCCTTGGTATGTTCGCATTGCTTTAATTGCTTTTGCGTATGTCTCTTCCTGATTTGCCATGGATTTCAACTGACTTGTCTTTGCCTCAAGCATATTTGCCTGCTGCTCTTTGATTCTCTTTTCTAATCGCTCTGTTGACGAAGCTAATTTTAGAAAATGAGTAATGACCTGTGAACTGGCAGTACCATCTCTTAACTGTTGTTCCGCTGCATCCATTGCCAATGCAATCATCTGGTTTTCCCTAGCTTCTGGTGACATTGCAGTTCCGCCTCGTTTTACAGTAGTTGCAGATTTAACTACCTTTCCCATGCCTTTACACCTCCTTAATAATACTTTTATTTCACTTCTGACATAGAACGAATATCTTTCCAAACATTTTTACGCTACTTAATACGGCGCAATGATAGTGAAAGGAGACGAAACCAAAACCTGATCCGGTAGCGTTGTGAGTCAAGTTTTCCTATTATTGCGCTCTATTAAACAGCGGAAAAAATCAAAGCCTAAAATATAATTTTACCCCCGGGGAATTTTTAAAGACCGCGGCGATGTGGGAGGGGGTGTATATTCTACGAACCCCCCTATACCTTATTTTGATGGTAAAACTAAAATAAAACTATAGGTCAAAGGGATTTAAATAAATCTATTTAGAAACTCTTTGAAAAAACAAAATAATTTTGTATTTTTTTTATTAAAAACTTTAAGCAAAAAGAAAAAAGCATCCAAAACAAATAGAAATCACCAATAAAAACTCTATTGTTTGAATGCTTTAATCTTTTTACTTTTTATTCAAAACAGTTATGTAATTGATATTTTTATTGTAAAGGGGATACTATATCGACTGGGTGACAGATAACGTACTGCCTGGACGTACATAACTGAATTGACCAAACTATTAATTTGCAGTTGCTATTTCTTCAACAACTTTTTTGTAATGTACTTTATTGTCTGTTTCATAGGCAATTAAATCATACTGAACCATCTCATCGATTGCTCTTTCAAGTTCTTCTTCATTTTCTTCGTCAGTTAATTGTTCAGAATCACGACAAAGTCTTGCTAAGAAACAACAAGAATGATAACCTTTTCCTTCATCAAAAGCATTCCATTCTTCAAACTGATTGAAAGGATTGAAAGGATTATCAGTTGTTGTTATTGCTATATTCTTCATAACTATTTCACCTTATCCTTTCATGTATTTAACTACAGTTGATGTTGAGACACCTAAAGCAGCAGCAATCTGTTCTATTGTTGCGCCACTAGATGATAAGCTTTTAATTCTATTTTGCTGTGAAGTATTCAATGTATTGGTAGCCTTAGGTGTAGCAAGCTTTCTAATCTTGTCGGTATCAGTATTCTTTAAAATTTCCGTCAATTTATTAGAACTTATAGCACCAGCCTGTATAGCTTCCCATTCTTTTTCAGATATATCGACCCTATTCTTATTTGCTCCTGTCTGCACACGTGCTTTTGCTAGAGCCTGGGACTTAACTTTTTTAAGCTCGTCTTTATCCATATCAGGGTTATCTTCTTTTTTGGCTTTCACTATGCTGTTTGCTATTAGTTGTGCCATTCTCTCTTTAGGGGCATTAGATTTTGCAATCTTTAATTTAGAGTCTAATGATTTTACTTCAGTAGCATAAGTTTTATTTGCACTGGCATCATACTTTAAATTACCGGTCCTTAGGTACTCTAATCTTGCCTGGTTACCCAGTGCCTTAACACTATTAGCGTACTCGGCATAGGCTTCTTCTTTTTGTGTACCGGAGCTAAGGGTATAAGCGTCCTTAGTCTCTGCCATTTTGGTGCTACGTTGTTGTACTACAGATCCATCTCGCTTCTTATTACCGGTATAGGTATAAATTTTCTCTCCAGTCTGTGGGTCTATGTTTTTGGGACTATAGTAAAACATTTTTCGTTCGTCAACGTACTCCACTGATTTAGACCGGGATAGCAATGTTGAAGCTCCACCATACCCTTTCTTAGAAGTATCATTCTCCTGCCATTTCTTCTTAAGGGTCTCAATGTCATTATCTTTTTCACTCTGTTTGTAATCAAGTTTATGCTTTTCTGCATCAATAACAACCATAGAATGTTTTACTGCTTTTGCAATATCATCAATAGGAGCTCCTTTTAAAGTCATATCAGTAATCAAATTAGATACTTTACCCATCTCTTTTTGAGTATTACTTTTAGTCATTACTTTCATACCTTCATGATATGGGTATGCTGATTTAGGATCAAATCCCTCTAATTGTTCAAGACTTTTTCTATTGGTAATTCTGACTTTAGAATTAACTGGTATAACAACTGCTGTGTCACCGTCAAAGTCTGCTCCTGATAACTGTTCGGCAACCTTAAAATTAATTCCAATAGCATCTATAGCATTACCTAATACAGACTTTGCTTGCTTATGATTGTTATTTACAACTAATTCCGGTATCTCAAACACTCCGCCATGGGGATAACGAATTAGAACTACATGCTCTCCTGATTTAAATGTCGGAGCATATACCTCATTATCTTTCAAAGAAGGAACTGGCAACAGAACCTTTGTTGTTTGTCTTGGTAAAGCTGCTGCTTTTAAGTGAACGGCTGCTGCGTCACAGTCATCAGCAAAAGATTCAAGCAATTGTTTCTTAACAACTGGATTTGTAAGGGAACAAATCTCTTCAAACTCAGCCTGTTTTCCAGCATAAGTGAGTTTTAACTGACGCTGAATTAACTCTAATTTCTGTTTGCCAAGCATTTGAGGTGATAAGGATTTTGTATAATCTTCCCAATCGCCCTCTTCTCTAAGTTTATTTATTACTCGTAAATGAGTCTTTCCATCTTTTCCAACATACTCGCTCTGTCCATTAGCTTTGATCAATGCTCCAAATGGATTATCTTTATCAATCTCGCCTGTTGATTTATCAACTTTCATTGGTTTTAAAACCTGCTTTGCATTAGGATCATCACTAAGCAATGGCGTACCTCTTTTTTTGTTTGAGTTAACAAGTATGTCACAGCCAGCAGGCAATTCATCGGAATACATAGCCATTCCTTTTATGTAGTGAGTTCCATCAACTGCAATTCGAACCTGAGCATAATTAGAATTACCCAGAGAGATGTCTTCAACACCCCTTCTTAATTCGATAACACCATCTTTTAAAGATCCTCCATCTTCATCGTATCTTACAGCTACTCTTTTTGATGAAATGCTTTCCGGATACTGAAATGCTTTAAAGGTATCTCCTCTATCTGGTGACTGAAATTCCGTAATTGACTTTATATTATCTACATTTTTGTTTGCCATAGCATATATAGCTCTTCTTCCATCTTCTGTATCCGGGTCTAAATCTGGAGCGTAAAACAGAACACGAACTGTAGTGTACTTTCCGGGATTTGTTTGCTGAGGAACTCTAACATTAGCAGTCCGATATCCCTCTTCTTCAAGCATAGCAATTGATGTTTTCATTTTTGTGTCAGTGATATTCAAATCTAATTCAACACCATTTCCAACATCAATGAATCCCTTGTTTTTTATTTGCTCCTTTAAGAAATCAGCTGTGTTTCTCAAAGCTTTTGCTCTTGTTTCTGCTCCAGGGTCTAATAAGCCTCTAACAGTGGACTCATTAATTCCCATAATTTCACCAATTTTAGTAGGTCCGTATCCTTTTTCTTTCAAAGACTTTGCTCTCGTGATATCGTACATACGTCTTTCAGTGTCAGCTATGGAGATCTTAGCTCTAAGCTGAGCTGTGCTCTTAAGATTCATAGCTTTAACTATTTCAGTCTCAGTCATTCCTTTTGCTTTGTATTCAGCAACCCTACTCAAGAAATCACCGTTTCTCTGATAAGGATTGTCACCGCTTCCCCACGGATAACGTCCTGAATGTCTTGGTGTTCCGTATTGAAGCATATCTTCTTCTTTTACGACTTCTTTTGCTATTATTTCCTTCTCCCCTGTTTTCATGTTACATACCCTCCGCTCTTATCTTAGAAAGAATTTTGTCTCCTGATACGATAGCATCCATAATTGGAAGTATGTCTTCCGCAGTTGGATTATCTGTTATTATTTCATTTGCATGATAAAGCCTTGTCTCAATTTCTATCTCACCAGGCTTGATATTGTATTCTAAACAAAAAAGAGCAACGTATACATAAAGCTGGTCCATTCTTACAGTTCCTTTTCCAGATTTATAATCGTGTACTCTTAACCATTTATTTCTAAAACAAATAGCGTCGGCAGTGCCATAAGCATTTTCAGAGAAATATAATATTTTCTCAGCGTCCATTCGGTATCCTATTGCGTCATTCACATACGACATGAGATTAGGAAATATAAAATCCATATCAAAGACATTTCTTGGAATTTTGTTTTTTGCCAAATGATGTAAAACCAAATGCTTATCATTTTTTGTGAGCTTTATTTTTTCTGTTATAAGGTCACATGCCAGTTCATGTAAACATGTGCCAAGTGCCTGTGAATAACTTGCGACATATCTATCAAACAATTGCTCGTCTGTATAGCGTAGCCAAGAATTCTGACTAGCACTAAGAATAGCATGTGTACCTTTAAGTTTCGAATGATCTCGCCATTCCATCTAGTACTTCCTCCTTATTTTCTGGACTTATGAAAGACGCATACGACATTTCGTTCATCTTGTCCACATAAAATTTTTGGTTCGGTCGATGGCTCGCGGAATTAGATTTCTTTACTTCAAGTGCAGCCCATTTATTTTTAAATAAAACAATAAGGTCTGGTATACCTTGAATATAACCGGAGTCGTTCTTCATAACGATACATCCAGGAAATCTTTTTTTAATTTCTTTAATCAATTTTGATTGGAAATTCTTTTCTAGCATATCAGTCTCCTTAAAAATAAAAAAGAAAAGCGATACTCTCACTTCTCTCTATAAAAGACCATGTTTTTTACGCGAATACCATTTTTTAATTTTTTGCGATTTTCGCATGGTCAAAATATAAAAGAAAAGTCACATTCTCACTTCTCTCTATAAAAGACCATGTTTTTTACGCGAATGGATTTTAGTCAACAAATGACATTTGAACAACCGTAATGTTGTTGTCTTCCAAAAATTCATCTATAGCTTTTGTATCTCCGTCTTCAATTACTCTATCGATTTCAAAATTTCCGGTTACAGTATTCAAAAAGCCAGCAACCATCTTTCCTGTAGATTTACTTTTTCTTATAAATGGTTTTTTGTTTGATTTTCTCATTAATTTCATATAGCCTCCTCATGCACACTTACTTAAACTTGTGTATGCATTTTTATTTACATATCTGTTTTCATTAAATTTCTTCTTGTTCTTAAGTGCGAGTCTTATAGCATTGTCTATTGGAGCTCGACTAACAAAATGGTAATAATATAAATCTGTATAAGATCGGAAGAGCGTCGTGTAGGGAAAGA